CTCTAACATAATCAATGTTGGGACGGATTTGTGTTTGTTTATATGTGAGGAAAATCAACCACGTGCGGATGTGCGGGATATGATTATGCCACGCGTTTTCATGAATCAAGGTCCCTTCGATGGTATTCTGATAGGACGCACAAAGGATGGTGAGATCAGTACCAACAAATGGTACAACATCCAATTGGACACCTATTCATATAATGGTGAGAAACCATATGCCGCATGGAAGTGTTCCAAAATGGAGAGACCTACTGTGGATGGTGATTGTGGGTCTGTTCTAGTTGTAATGACTGGAGCTGGACCAATGATTGCTGGTATCCATAGAATATTGGTCAAATCGATGCTTGGCGGAGCTACTGCTTACGCGACATCAATACTGCGCGAACAGTTAGATGACGTATATAAGCAAGAAGGCTTATCGCGCCTCGTATCAAGTGGCGATGTGCGTATGGACTCGCCATCATCCACCACAGGTCCATTAGGTCCTTTGCACACAAAGGCTACATGTAGATTTGTCCCGGAAGGCACAGTCGAAGTGTATGGATCATTTTCTGGATTCCAAATGGATCCACGTTCGAAAATGCAACCTAGCTTATTTTCTGATGATTTGAAGGATGAGGGCATCACAATTGATTATCATAAACCGCACATGGGTGGTTATATGCCAAAATTTCTGAATTTCCAAAAATTGGCTTCGACAAATTGCAAGATGAACCCTGAGATTGTCAAGGTAATTCGCAGTGTCCTACGAGAGAGATGGAGTGCAGCTATACCTATGGCAAAGAAGGAGATCATGATCTATGATTTCCATACCGCAGTGAATGGTGTGAAAGGTCTACGATTTGTGGATCGTATACCCATTTCAACTAGTGCTGGTTTCCCTTTCAACAAGTCAAAGAAAAATTTTATGATTTGTCTAGACGAGGAGGAAGGAGTGGCCGGTCCCATAGATTTTGATGACGAGATCAAAGAATGGGTTGATTACGCCTTTGAGTGTTATGACCGTGGTGAACAAGCGCATTTTATTTTCAAACAATCGTTGAAGGATGAGGTGCTACCTCTACGGAAGATTCTTCTAAGGAAATTACGTGGTTTTAATGGAGCAACTCTACCATGTACATTAGTTACGCGAATGTTGCTTCTGTCGTTTATCCGAGTGGTGCAAATGAATAAGTTTATTTTTGAGCAAGCACCAGGAGTTGAGGCCCAAACAAGTGAATGGGAAGACATCTACAATTATCTCGCTACAATGAGTGAAGGGAAGAATTCGATTTTCGGCGATTATTCGTCATATGATGCGACATTTATCACTTCCGCTTTTTGTGCTGCCTTTGACTTGATCATCGATTTCCATAAGGATGTAGGTGCTAGTTCGAGACATATTCGTTACATTTGTTGTTTGAAGGCTGATGTCATATATTTCATGTGTAATTTTCACGGGGATCTAGTCCAATTCTTGGGCAAAAATCCTACTGGAGTTGCACTTACCGTTATTCTTAATGGGATTGTAAACACGATCTATATGCGTTACGCTTGGATCATGTTACATCCTGCTTTTGCGGAATGTGAACATCTCTCATACACAGAGCGGATAGATGAATACACTAAGATTTGTCGAGAGTTCGAGGATAAAGTGCGTTTGATTACCTACGGTGATGATAATGGACTGACAGTAGCTGATGGATGTGAGTGGTTTAATCACTCGTCCATTTCTGCCGGAATGGCTTGCTTTGGTGTGACATACACCATGGCCGACAAGACTGCTGAAAGTAAACCATATATCCATCTAGATGAAGGATCATTCCTTAAACGGAAATGGGTATTCAATGCTCAATTTGGTGGACGTGTATGTCCATTAGATCCCTCCTCAATCTACAAAAGTCTAATGTGGACACGTAGTGGAGATGTGATGACGCCGAAAGCCACTCTGGCTGCTTGTTGTGTCAGTGCCTCATACGAATGGGCGTGGCATGGTGAAGAAAGATTCCGTGTTGAGACAGATCGTATAGAGCGTCTGTGCAAGAAATATGGTATTGATTATGTGAAGAAAGACTTCAACTTCTATGTTAATGCATACAAAGATGCGTCCAAGCGAGCACAACTTCAATCGGGCGAGTGTGAGTTAGAGTCCTTTTACGATTCATATCCTTCACTTCCCACGACTACCACCTTCGTGCCTCAGAGCTGTTATTGGTTTGATGTTTTTTGTAACATGAGTTATGATGTAGGATTTTTATGTCGTTTTTGTCAAATTTTATTTGTTTATTTGTTATTTGGTTATAAATTACTTGTTAATATGTATTATGTATGTGATAAACCTAAAAATGTTAGTGTTTTAAGCGTAACATGCGTTGTTTTGAAATTTTATGTTGAGTTTGTAAATGGTCTGTTGGCCATTCCAAGTATAGTAAATTTGTTGTTAGTCAACGAACGTTGGCTTCTTGTGTTTTTATTTTTGATGTGGCGTCGGGTGACGTCACGGTGGTATAAATACTGCTAAACCAAATAACCCCCTTTATGTTATGATCTTGTGTGTTAGTCTACTGTAATATTCGTTGCGTGCGTAAAGGAAGAGGGAGCTCCCTATTTAGGGAGAGCGGTGAACCTGCCGAATGTAGTCACCTCTGGTTGAGGATTCGTGTTATAATGAGTATTTTTTCACGTCTTATATGTTACTTGCTTCTACTATTAATACTTTTACTGATTCAGCTGTATCAACCAGCAGATCACAAATGGAGGGCAGCACAGAGCGCCTGACCTCTCAAACCGTCACCTTTAATGACGCGGACGCTGGTGAGCGTGTGGTATTTGCCACTGCTCCTAGCGACCAAAAAATGGACCAAAAGTCCGTAGCGCTCGCCGGATTTCTCGAACGACCGACATTGATTCAGACCATTTCTTGGACTGAGGCGGCATTTTCAGAACTAACTTTAGATCCTTGGACGCTGTTCTTAAATAACAGTTATATCAAGAATAAGATTCAAAATCTTGCGTTTCTACGCGGTAATCTAAAGATTAAAATTGTAATGAATGCCGCACCGTTTTACTATGGTGCAATGTTGATGTCTTACGCTCCCACGCCGAATAATATCCTTCCATTGACAAACAGTGGGGCTCGTCTTACTGCCTTATCGCAGCGGCCACATTTGTGGATCTATCCGCAGTTGGGTACAGCAGGAGAGGTTACATTACCTTTCTTGTTACCATACGACTACTTGGATCTTACAGCATCAGCGGCCATCACTTTCATGGGACGAATCACTTTTACGCAGTTCGCTCCGCTACAGAGTGCTAATGGAGCAACCACCAATGGTGTGACAATGCAAGTGTATGCGTGGATGGAGGACCCTGAACTGTCAGGTCCAACATATCGCGCGGCATTGCAGAGTGGGAATGATGAGTATGGGAATGGACCCGTGTCTGCCCCTGCGGCGGCCATTAGTTCATTTGCCTCACATTTCCACTCCATTCCGATCATAGGTCGTTTTGCAAAGGCGACAACCATCGGAGCATCAGCGGTTTCTCACATTGCTAAACTCTTTGGGTGGTCCAATGTACCTGTCATAGAGGATGTACGTCCATTCAAGAACGTGCCATTCCATGATATAGCTTCGGCTCACATTTCAGAGCCCACGTCTAAATTTACACTAGATCCAAAGGCTGAATTGTCCGTTGATCCATCAATTGTTGGTGGGCCAAAAGAGGATGAATTAGCCATGAGTTACTTGGTGCAACGTGAGGCATATGTGACACAGGTAGATTGGTATACTACTGATTCAATTGGGAAATTATACTTCTCATCACGAGTCAACCCCAATATAGTATCAACTTCAGGAGTGACCACAGGAGGAACGTACGAGATCTATCAAACACCTTTGGCGTGGGTTGGATCTATGTTTGCGAATTGGCAGGGAGACATCATTTTTCGATTCAAGATTATCGCCAGTAAATTTCACCAAGGTCGTTTGCGTATCTCGTGGGATCCCATCGGTCTCACGAGTACATCAATCGACACTTCGAACATCGTGTTTACCAAGATTGTTGACATCTCAGATAACGACGAGGTGGAGTTTCGAGTTCCTTACCTACAAGTGTTTCCATGGTTGATATGCGACAAAACGCCAAATGCTTCTATGTGGTCGACTAGTGTTGATAAAACGGCCGTAGGAGCATGGGATAATGGTGTATTGTCCGTGCGGTGTTTGACGAATTTGTCTGCCCCTGTGGATATTGCTCCAGTTCAGATTTTAGTATTTGTGCGTGGAGCAGACAACTTCGAATACGCCAATCCGATGGAAATGGATGCTGTAGCAAAATGTTC